CGACGAAATCGCTCGAGAAGGCGATCCTCGCGCGCACGCTCCGGCACGACGGGCACCCGGTGCTGCGCTACTGTGTCGGGAACGTGGCGATCGAGCAGGACGCCGCCGGCAACGTCAAGCCGTCCAAGAAACTCTCGACCGAGCGGATCGACCTGGTCACGGCGCTGGTCAATGCGATCGACCGGTTCGATCGGCGCTCGACCGCGCCGGCGCCGTCGTATTCGATTTACGTCTTTGGAGGGACATCATGACAAAACGCTCCGGGCGACCTCCACTCGATCGCGACTTTTGCTCGGTCTCACTCTCGACACGCCTCACGACGAAGGACTTCGATAGGCTCTGCGACCGCGCCGCGCGCGCCGGACGTTCCGTCGCCGCCCAGGCCCGGCGCGAGCTTGTCCGACGACCACGAAACGGGACGACGGACAGTCCAGACGGGACGGACAATCGCGGCGGCTAGGGGCGTGCCAGCGATCGAACAATCGTCGCTGCCCATAGCTTTCGCGTTCTCTGAGCGTCCGATTCTGCGGCAGTCGCGCGTCGGCATGACACATCCGGCAAAGTACTTCCAGATCTTCCGCCTGCTCGAACCCCAGTCGGGCATAGGTGCGATGATGCACTTCGAGCGGGCCTCGGTGCTGGATTCCCCCGGGACACTCCCGTTCGCATCGGTAGCCAGCGCGCGCCAGCGCGGCCTTCCGGAGTGCCCACCATTCCGGCGAGTCGAGATACGTGCGGTAATCATCCCAATGAGCCATGAAGCGGGAGACAACCACACGAGACGAATGGTTGTCGATTTTTCAATTCAAAAATTCATGGATGACGAAACAACGCCCGCGCGGAAGACCGCCGCTCGATCCGCGTAGTAAAGCGAGGACGGTCGGGACGCGGCTCCCGTCGAAAGAGTTTGATGCGCTGTTCCTGCGCGCGCGCGCATCGGGCCGCACTGTGGCCGCGCAAATGCGGTACGAGCTGCTCCGGCGTAAGGGTTTCGTTTTTCAAAATCGACACGAGCCCGGCTGAGGTCTACGCTCCCGGGCCATGCTGACCCGCGCCTGGGCGACGCTCGCGATCAAGTCGGCCGACGACGAGGCGCGCGTCATCGAGGGGATCGTCACGACCCCCGAGCCCGATCGCCGCGGCGATACCCTGAATCCGAAGGGCGCCGAATTCACGTTGCCGATGCCCTTGCTGTGGCAGCACGATATGGGGCGACCGATCGGCGAGGTGATCGCCGCGACCGTCACCGACGCCGGCATCGCGATCACGGCCAAGCTCGCGCGCGTCAGCGAGGCCGGCGCGCTGAAGGATCGGCTCGACGAGGCCTGGCAGTCGATCAAGGCGCGCCTGGTGCGCGGCCTGTCGGTCGGGTTCAAGCCGATCGACGCGACCCCGCTGAAGAAGGGCGACCCGTTCGGCCCGCTGCGGATCACCCGCTGGCATTGGGCCGAGACCTCCGCGGTCACGTTGCCCATGAACGTCGCCGCCACGATTACCACGATCAAAAGTGCCGCGCTCGGCACGCTCGACCCGTCGCCCCGCGCCCGGGGCTCGAGACTGACCATGCAGACCTTTGCCGAACGCATTGCCGCGCGCGAGACCACGCGCGCCGACGTGATTGCCAAGATGACCGCGCTCGCCGACGGCGCCGACCCGCTGACCACGCTCGAGGAGGCCGACGCCGCGAAATACAGCGAGTGGAGCGCGCAGGTCAAATCCCTGGACGCCGACCTGGCGCGGCTGCGCGAGCTCGAGACGCTGAACAAAAGCCAAGCGGCGCCGATCCCGGCCGACCGCTCCGGGCTCCCGGTCGTCGCGGTCAAGGCCAATGTCCCGCCCGGTACCACGTTCATTCGCACGGCGATGGCGCTCGTCCAGGGGAAGGGCGATTCGATGCGCGCGATCCATTTCGCGCAACGGTTCAAGGACAGCACGCCCGAAGTCGAGCTGATGGTCAAGGCGGCGGTCGCCCCGGGTGACACCTTGACGCCGGCCTGGGCCGGCGTGCTGGTGCAGATCCGGAACGCCGAGAACGAATTTCTCGAACTGCTGCGCCCGGCGACGATCCTGGGGAAAATTCCCAACCTGCGGCGGGTGCCGTTCAACACGCAAGTCCCGCTGCAGACCGGCGGCGGCACCTACGGGTGGGTCGGCCAGGGCGCGCCGAAGCCAGTCACGAAACTGGCGCTGACGACGGCCGCGCTGCAGTTCAGCAAGGCGGCCGGGATCATCGTCATGACCGAGGAGTTGGTCAAACTGTCGACGCCGTCGGCCGAGGCGATTGTCCGGGCCGACATGATCGCCGGGATCGCGCAGTTCCTCGACACGCAGTTTATCGATCCCGCCGTGGCCCTCGTCGCCAACGTCAGCCCGGCGTCGATTACCAACGGCGCCGGCACGGCGGCGTCGAGCGACAACGCGTCGACCGATCTCTCGACGCTGCTCGCCCACTTCAGCACGGCCGGCTATCCGCTATCGTCGCTCACGCTGATCATGAGCGAGAAGAACGCGCTGGCGATGGGCATGAAGCGCGACGCGCTGGGGAACAAGGTCTTTCCGAGCATGGGAGTCGACGGGGGATCCGCCGAAGGGATCAAGATCATCGCCTCGAATGCCGCCGGCACGAATGTCATCGGCCTGTCGGGGCCCGACATCCTGTATGCCGATGAGGGCGGGATCAGCATCGATGTCTCGCGCGAGGCGTCGGTCCTGATGGACAGCGCCCCCATGAACCCGCCCGATGCGACGGCGGTCTACACCTCGCTCTGGCAGAACAACCTGGTCGGGCTGCGCGCCGAGCGGATGATCAACTGGCAGCGCGCGCGCGTCCCGGCCGTCTACTACCTGACCGACGCGGTCTACACCGTCTGAGGGCCGGTTGCGACTGTTCGGGATCGAGCTGACCCGGGCCCGCGCGCGCGCCGCGGCGGTGCCCGTGTCGGGATCCGGCCGCGGCGGCTGGTACCCGGTGATTCGCGAACCGTTCACCGGCGCCTGGCAGCAGAACGCCGAGGTCAGCGGCCAGACCGCGCTCTCCTATGCCGCGGTCTTCAGCTGTACGACCTTGATTGCGAGTGATATCGGCAAGGTCCGCTTGCGGCTCGTCGAGCGGAACGACGAGGGGATCTGGACCGAGGTCGCGGTGCCGGCGTTCTCACCGGTGCTCCGCAAGCCCAATCGCTACCAGACCATCAACAAATTCCTCGAGCAGTGGATGGTCTCGAAACTGGTCCACGGGAATACCTACGCGCTCAAGCAGCGCGACGAGCGCCGCGTCGTCACCGCGCTCTACGTGCTCGATCCGCGGAAGGTGACGCCGCTGATCGCGCCCGACGGCAGCGTCTACTACGAGCTGCAGCGCGACGACCTCGCCGGCATCGCCGAGGACACGACCGCGATCGCCGTGCCGGCGAGCGAGATCATCCATGACCTGATGGTGCCGCTGTTTCACCCGCTGGTCGGGGTGACGCCGATTTATGCGTGCGGGCAGGTCGCGCTGCAGGGCCTGAACATCCAGGACAGCTCGACGTCGTTTTTTGCCAACGGCAGCGCGCCCGGCGGCGTGATCCTGGTGCCGGGCTCGGTCGACCAGGCGACCGCCGATCGCATCAAGGAGAACTGGCAATCCAAGTACAGCGGCCCGAACGTCGGGCGCGTCGGCCTGCTCGCCGACGGCATGAAATACGAGCCGATGACCGTCAACGCCAACGACGCGCAGCTGATCGAACAGCTCAAGTGGACGACTGAAACGATCTGTGCGTGCTACCACGTCCCGGCCGCGCTGATCGACTCGAGCCATCAGCCGCCCTACGCGAACTCCGAGCCGCTGGTGCAGCAGTACTTCGCGCAGTGCCTGCAGTGCCTGATCGTCGCGCTCGAGAACGCGCTCGACGACGGGCTCGGGCTGCTCGACGTCCCCGGCCACGTCTACGGGACCGAGTTCGACATTGCCGATCTGATCTGGATGGATACCAAATCCAAGACCGACGCGGCGACGAGCGCCGTGATGGGCGGCGTCCTGTCGCCCGACGAGGCGCGCAAGCAGTACTTCGGGTTCGGGTCGGTCAAGGGCGGCGATTCGCCCTACATGCAGCAACAAATGTTTTCGCTCGCGGCGCTGGCCGAGCGCGACGCCGATGATCCGTTCAGCAAGCCCGTCGTCCCGACCGCGCCGCCGGCGGCGGCCGACGCGGAGGCGGACGACGACGAACGGTTCGCGAAATCGTTTCTCGTGGAGTTTTTCGCATGAGTGACGCACCCTCGGGCTATCTGGTCGCGCTCGCGCTCAAGGCCGCGCTCGGGCCGCTCGAGGCGCGCCTGGCGATGCTCGCGGAGAAAGTCGCGAGCCTGGAACCCCTGATCGGCACCATGCGCGAGCGCGTCGCCGTCACCGAAGCGCGCGAGCCGATCCCGGGGCCGCCGGGGCCGGCGGGCGCCGATGGCGCGAAGGGCGCCGATGGGCTGCGCTGCGATGCGCTGGTGCTCAGCCAGGACGACGCCGACGCCGGCCTGATCACGCTGGCCTATACGCAGGGCGACGCGCGGGTACCGCTCGGGACGGTGCGCCTCCCGATCACCCGCTACAGCGGCGTCTACGAGGCCGGGCGGGCGTATGTCAAGGGGGAGCAGGTCACATATCAGGGCTCGCTCTGGTGCTGCGAGGCGCCGACGCGGGAGCGCCCGGGGACCGACGGCGACGGCTGGGTACTGCAAGTCAAGCGCGGGGGCGGGCGGTAATGTCGACGCTCCTGACCCTGGCCGAGGGCAAGGCGCACTTGCGGCTGACGACGCCGCCGGGCCATGCCGACGACGCCGATCTCCAGCTAAAGCTCGACGCCGCCGAGGCCTTCGTCCTGCGGTACGTCGGCCGCTCGACGCACGGGCTCGAGGTCGTCGCCGGGTGGACCGATGCGACGACGACGCCGCCCGACGCGCGCGCGGCGATCCTGCTGATGCTGGGGCTGTACTGGCGCTTTCGCGGCGATGATCTCGACGGGGTGACGCCGGCCTTCGACGTCCAGGACGCGCCGCCGGTCGTCGTCTCATTGCTCCGGCGCTTCTGTGATCCGGTGCTGGCATGAGTGCGGGGACGCGGACGAAGTTCGTGACGCTCGACGGCCCCGGCGTGGCGGTGCCGGACCCCGACGGCGGGTTCGTGGAAGGCTGGGCGCCGCTCGACCCGCCGACGGCGTATGCGGCGATCAACCCGGCGACGGCGCGTGACCTCGAGCGCGCCGCGAGTGGCACGGTGATCACCACGGCGTCGCACCTGATCGAAATGGCGTATCACCCGGGCGTCACGACCGCGGCGCGGATTCAGTATGCCGACCCCGAGAAAGGGACGCGCACGTTTCAGATCACCAGCGTGCGGAACCCCGACGAGGCGCGGCGCGACCTGGTCATCGTCGCCGAGGAGATGCTCTAGTGGCGAAGGCCGTCCGCATCTATCTCGACGGGTTTCTCGACACCCGGCGGCAATTTCAGCAGCTGCCGCAGCAGGTCGCCGTGCAGGCGCAGAAGCACGCGACCCGGCTCGCCGAGGAGGCCGTCAGCGCGATCGGCGCCGCCTATCCGACCCGGACCGGCGACCTCGCCGCGGGGCTCAAGGTCGTGCAGGTGCCGCACCCGTGGACGGCGGCCGTCGCGCGCGTGGTCAATACGGTCTATTACGCGAAATGGTTCGAGCAGGGGACGCAGGCGCGGCACACCAAGTGGGGCGCGAATCGCGGATCGATGCCGGCGCGGCCGACGCTGATCCCGATCATGATCCGGATGCGGCGGCAGTTTTTCGAGGACGTCGCGGCGATGCTCGAGGGCTTCGGGTTCACGGTGCGCGGCCGTGTCTAGCAGCGTCGAGATCGATCGCGCGCTGGCGTCGCGGCTGCAGGGCGACGCGACCCTGGCCGGCCTGCTGCCGGGCGGCGTCTGGTGGGACGAGGCCGGCCAGGGCAAGACCGCGTTTTGCCTGCTGGTGCTCGAGAGCGCGCACGACGCCGGCCAGATGCACGCCGCCGGCGTCCCGGGGCGGGCGACCGAGGATCTGCAATACCTGGTCAAGGCCGTCACGCTCGGATCGTCGCCGTCGGCCGCGATCAGCGCCGCGGCGCGGATCGACGTGCTGCTCGAGGACAAACCCTTGACGATCACCGGCTACGGCTGCTGTAGCGTCGCGCGCGTCGAGCGGGTGCGCGGCACGGAAGTCGACGACGTGGATCCGACGATCCGCTGGCAACACCACGGCGGGCGCTATCGCGTGCTCGCCACCCCGACAGGAGCACCCACATGATTCGCGCAGGACGAAACGGGCTCGTCAAGTACGACCCGACCGGCGGGGCGACGACCGTCGCGATCGCGTCGATCAAGGCGTGGACGCTGAGCCTCGCCACCGAAAAGATCAACGTCACCTGCTTTCAGGATCAGAACCGCGTCTATATCCCCGGGATGCGCGACGTGTCCGGGACGCTCACCGGGTTCTGGAACTCGGCGGACATGACGCTGATCGAGGCGACCGAGGCGACGACCCCCGGCACCCTCGCGCTGATTCCCGATTCGACCGACGGGACGCCCGCGCATGAATTCACGGGGCTGGCGTATCTCGACGCCGAGATCAACACCGACGTCGAAGGCGCGCCCGAGCTGACCGGCACCTTCATGGCGGCCGGCACCTGGACGCTGCCGAGCGTGCCGTAGGGGATCCGTGCTGCGGACGCTGGTGCTCCCGCTGCGGCAGGGGTGGATCTCGTGGGGCTATCGGCCCGCTGCGGATCTCACGGGCTGCCGGGTGAGCCGGGACGAGGCGCGCAAGTGGACGCTGCAGGCGCGGGTCGCGAAGGTCGACACCTACGGGATCGCCCAGGTGCCGCTCATCTTCACCGCGCCGCGCACCAGCCCGCCGCGCGGCCTGTGGACGTTTCCCGTGGTCCCCAACTCGATCAGGATGGCCGGCACCGTGCTCACTGCGGCGCTCGGACCCCCGG